GAGCTCTTCCCCCGTATACGGGTTCCCACATCTTTGATCATGGCGCAATGCCGTGATCGTCTCGCAGGTCGCAACGGCCTATCGAGGGAGAACGACCATGCCAGGTCCAGCACCCAAGCCCGCAGCTCAACGGCGCCGTACCAACCCGACCATCGCCATGACCCGGCTGCCCTCCGAGGGCCGCAAGGGCGAGGCGCCGGAGTGGCCGATGCGCACCCACGCCGGGTTCGACGAGAACCTGTGGGACGAGCTCTGGTCGACGCCTCAGGCGGTCGCCTGGGAGCGTCTCGGCGCCGGTACCATCCGTGTCGTCGCCCGCTACGTGGTCCTCCTCGCTGAGGCCGACGTTGGCGAGCCCAAGGCGGCGATGGAGGTCCGGCAGATTGAGGACCGCCTCGGCTTGTCGCCGCTGGCGATGCTCCGGCTCCGCTGGGAGGTCGCTCCCGACGAGGTGGCCGAGGCCCGCGAGCAGCGGACCGCTTCGCCGGCCAAGTCCGACGCCCGCGCCCGACTGCGGATCGTCGATCCCGCCTCAGGGCAGTAAGTGCCCTGGCGTGGCCCGAGCTACCCCGGTGAGTTTCCGTCGCTGGGCTGGGAGGTCGGGGCGTGGGTGCAAGAGAACTGCGTCATCCCCGACGGCGACCACCTTGGCGAGCCGTACATGCTCACCGACGAGATGTGGACGTTCCTCGTCTGGCACTACCGGCTGAAGACGGCCGCTTCGGCCGAGGACTGGGCCGCCGCGTGGGCTTATCGCCGGTCGCAGCTGGTCCGGCCTCAGAAGTGGGGCAAGGGGCCGCTGTCGGCGGCGATGATCTGCGCTGAGGCTGTCGGCCCGGTGCGTTTCGCCGGCTGGGATGCCGCTGGCGAGCCGGTCGGCCAGCCGTGGGCGACGCCGTGGATTCAGGTCACCGCGACCAGCGAGGACCAGACGGACAACGTCTACCGGGCGCTTCAGCCGATGATCGAAGAGGGCCCGCTTGCGGACCTGATCCCGGACACCGGCGTCACCCGGATTAACATCCCCGGTGGCGGCCTCATCGAGCCGGTGACGTCGTCGAAGAATGCGCGTCTCGGCCAGCGTCTGACTTTCGCCGTTCAGGACGAGACGCACTGCTGGGTTCAGACCAATGGCGGATGGGCGATCGCCTACACGCAGCGCCGGAACCTCTCCGGTGTCGGCGGCCGGTCGGTGGAGACCACGAACGCGTGGGATCCGTCGGAGCAGTCCGTTGCTCAGCGCACCTCAGAGTCCGCGGCGAAGGACATCTACCGCGACCACCGCATGGCACCACCGGTGCCGCTGACGAACCGCGCTGAGCGTCGCCGGGCCCTGCGCATCGCTTACGGCGACTCGGCCAAGCGGCCGGGCGGCTGGGTGAGCATCGACCGTATCGACGGCGAGCTGTTGGAGATCGCCGAGAAGGACGAGGCGCAGGCTGAGCGGTTCTACCTGAACCGCATCGTGGCCGGCACCGGTTCATGGCTGGCTCGCGATGAGTGGGACGCCCTGGCCGCGCCGATGGAGCTGCCACCGCGACCCCGCATCGTCCTCGGCTTCGACGGCTCCGAGGTTGACGACTGGACCGGCATCCGTGCGGAAACGCTCGGCGGCTACCAGTTCACCCCGACCTACGGCCCGGACAACAGGCCCTGCTACTGGAACGCCGCCGAGTGGGACGGGCGCATGCCGCGGCTGGAGATATCCGCCGCCATGGACGACCTGATGCGCCGCTACGACGTGGTCCGCGCCTACTGCGACGTCCGGTACTGGGAGACCGAGATCGACACCTGGGCTGCAAAGTACGGCGACCGCCGCGTGATCCGCTGGTACACGCACCGCGAGGTCCCGATGCACGCCGCCGCAGAGCGGATGGTGACCGACGTGAAGAAGGACTCGACGACGTTCCGCCACGACGGCTGTCCGGTCACCGGTACGCACGTGGCCAATGCCCGCAAGGCGGCCCGACCCTCGGACCGCTACGTCCTGCGCAAGGCATCCGTCGAGCAGAAGATCGACCTCGCCGTGTGCAGCATCCTCGCCCACGAAGCGGCGGGCGACGCCATCGCCGCCGGCCTGGCCGAGGAACGTAACTACTACGTCTACACCGGCTGAGGAGGGACCGCATGGCGACGCTGGCCCAAGCGCGTGCCCTGACCGACACGCTGGTGAACGAGCTGTCCCGCCGCACCGGCGAGGTTCGGCTTCATCAGCGCTACTACCGCGGTGAGCACCCGCTGAAGTACGCCTCCGAGCAGTTCGCGGACTACTTCTCGAAGCGGTATCACGGCTTCTGCGACAACTGGACGCAGCCGATCGCCGACTCGCCGGTGGAGCGCCTGACCGTCACCGGCATTCAGGCGGCCGGCGCGGACGGTGCGGACACCGAGCTGTGGCAGGTGTGGCAGCGCAACGGCCTGGACGCCGACTCGCAGCTGGGCTTCCTCGGCGCCGTGTCCTGCGCCCGCACCTTCGTGCTGGTCTGGGGGAATCCGGACGACCCGGACGTGCCCGAGGTGACGTTCGAGGACGCCTCCAGCGCGATCGTGCTGTACGAGCCCGGTTCGCGGCGCAAACGGCGGGCGGCGCTGAAGATCTGGCAGGACGGCTTCGGCGAGTTCGCCACGCTGTACCTGCCGGATGAGGTGTGGAAGTTCCACCGGCCGCTGAGCAACGTCATCATCAAGCCGCCGCTGCTGGCCAGCGCGGATGAGCAGGTGAAGCAGTGGGATCCGCGCGAGGTCGGCTCCGAGCCGAATCCGCAGCCGAACCCCATGGGCGTCGTGCCGATGGTGGAGCTGCCGAACCGGCCGCTGCTGGTCGAGCAGCCGATCTCGGATATCGCCGGTGTCATTGCCATGCAGGACGCAATCAACCTGCTGTGGTCGCAGCTGCTCGTGGCCTCCGACTTCGCCTCGCTCCAGCAGCGCATCGTCATCGGCGCCGAGGTGCCGAAGATTCCGATTCTGGACGCCAACGGCCAGAAGGTCGGCGAGAAGCCGATCGACCTGAAGCGGTTCGCCCTGGACCGGGTGCTGTGGCTGGAGAACCCCGAAGCGAAGATCGCGAACTGGCCTGCCGCCGACCTGACCGCCTATACGGACATCGTCGAGGTCGCCGTCGGCCACATCGCCGCGCAGACCCGCACTCCCCAGCACTACCTCGTCGGCAAGATGGCGAACCTGTCCGGGGACGCGCTGATCGCCGCCGAGACCGGCCTGGTGAAGAAGTGCGAGGAGAAGCAGCTGTGGTTCGGCCAGGCGCTGCGCGAAGTGTTCGCGCTGATTGCGCTGGCCCGCGGTGAGACGGCGAAGGCCGCGGCGATCGGCGGCGGAACGCTGCTGTGGGCTGACGTACAGTCCCGCAATATCGCGCAGCTGACCGACTCGCTGCTGAAGCTGAAGCAGATCGGCTTCCCGTTCGAGTTCCTGGCTTCCCGCTTCGGCCTGACCCCCACCGAGGTCGCCGACCTTGTGAGGATGCGCGAGCGCGAATCGGAGATGGACCCCGTGTCCGCCCTGATGAACGCGGCGAACGGGGCGACGCCGAACATGGACATGGCCGCGGACCAGACCGCGGACCAGAGCACCGACTGACGTGTCCGGCGTTCTGGAACTGGCCGCTGCCCACACCAGGAGCAGGCGCCAGGTAGCCGCCGCGGCGACGCTCGCCGCGACGCGGGCGTGGCGCGGTATGGCCGGCGCCGACCTGGCCACCTCGTGGACGATGGCCGGCCCGCGCATCTATTCGGCGGCCTACGCCGGGCAGCTGGCTGCGGCATCCACGGCCAGCGACTACGTCACGAGCGTCATGGACGCGCAAGACGGTCCGGCCGGTTCCCCGCCGCCGGCCGTGGACCCGAGCGCGTTCGCCGGTACAGCCTCCGACGGCCGGCCGCTGGCGTCGCTGCTGCGCTTGCCGATGGCCCGGACGTTCACTGACCTGTCTGCCGGGATACCGCAGACGGACGCGCTCGCCCATGGCGAGGCGCTGCTTCAGATGCTCGTCGATACCGAAGTGGCTGACGCCGGCCGCGCGGCCGATAGCACGGCCATCACCGCGGATAGGCGGGCCGGCGGATACATCCGGGTCGTCTCGGCCTCGGCGTGCGGGCGCTGCATCATCCTGGCCGGCCGGTACTACCGATACTCGGCCGGGTTCGCCCGGCATCCGCATTGCTTCCCCGCTGGGGTGACGGTCTCAGGTCCCAGGACTCTGGCGGCCACGAGGCGGCGCTACGAGGGGGAACTGACCATCATCCGCACGGCCGGAGGCCAAGAGCTTCCCGCCACCGGAAACCACCCGATACTCACCGATCGCGGGTGGGTTCCGGCGAACCTCATTCAGGAAGGCGACCACGTAGTCCGCAGCACCCGAAGTCAGGGCGCTGCTGCCCTCGTGGTTCCACACGAACAGCAGGTGCCATCCCGCATTGAGGATTGCTGGCGTCCGGACGGCGTGATGCCGCTTCTCCAGATGCCAACCGCCGCCGAGGACTTCCACGGCGATGGGGGCCACGGCGATGTCAACGTTGTATTTGCCGACGGCTTTCTGGGGACGGGGCGCGAGGCCTCGGGCGGCAAGCTCGCCGAACAGGAAGAGTTCGCCGGGCGAATCGCACAGCCCCTTGGCCTCGCGCAGGGCGGCACGTTTGACCAACTGCTCCATGGACTGCTTGGAGCCGCGCACGGCGGCATGGGCGGCTTCGGCTTGAGCCTGTCGCTCTTCGGGGGTCTGGCGCCGAGCCTTTACGAGCTGGGCCTCGGACATGTTACGGACTTCGGAGCCGGCGGACTCCAAGCGCAGTCGTATAGCGCCTCGGCTGATGCCGTACCGACGACTGAGACTCAACTCGCTCTCTCCGGCTCGATAAGCAGCCACGATTTCATCGACCGGAACGCGCCCGCTGTTCCTCGTTGGGATGCCCCGGCGGGTCCGTTCGCGGAAGAGAACCGACTTGCTTACGCCGCTCGCGGCGCGGATCTCGTCCGGCGACTTGCCGGACAGGTAGAGCTCGATCGCGTAGTCGAGGTTCGTTCGGTCAGTTGGAGCGGCCACGTTTACAACCTCACATCGGCAGAGGGCTGGTATTCGGCGAACGGCCTCATTGTATCAAACTGCCACTGCCAGCAGGTCCCGGCCGGGTCCGCGTCGAGTGCGGCTGAGCACCTGACCAATCCGCATGCCGCGTTCGAGCGCCTGGACCGTGCGCAGCAGGACCGGGCTTTCACTGTGGCCGGCGCGCAGGCGATCCGGGACGGCGGTGACATCTTCCAGGTCGTCAACGCCCGCCGCGGCCTGACGACCATCGGCTCGGGGCGCTTCGGCCGGAGCCTGTCCGCGACGACGGAGGGCACGACCCGCCGGGGCCTGTTCAACCAGGCCGTCCGCGCCTCGGGCCGCCCGGCCCCGACGGTGCGCCTGACACCGCAGGCGATCTACCGCATCGCCTCGACCCGCAGCGAGGCCGTGACCCTGCTGCGCCGCTACGGCTACCTCCTTTAGACCCGGCTCCGCGCAAGGCGGCGCCCCGACTCCTGCAACGGGAGCCACCATGACCGAAGCCAGCGACGATCTCGACACCACGAAGGACGACGCCTCCGAAGAGGCGGTTGAGTCCGAAGAGGAATCGAGTCAGGTCGAAGGTGAGGACGCCCTCGGCGACGCCGGGAAGCGTGCGCTGGATGCCATGAAGGCCCAGCTGAAGGCGGAGAAGGAGCGGCGCAAGGCCGCCGACGCCGAGCTGGCCGGTTTCAAAGCCAAGCCCGCCGAGGCCACGGATGCCGCAGCTCTGCGGGCCGAGGCTCTGGCCACCGCTCGCGCCGAGACTCTGCGCGAGCGGGCCATGGACCGCCTGGAGGCCAAGGCTGCCCGGCTGTTCGCAGACCCCGAGGACGCCCGCGCACTGCTGGGCTCCCGCGTCGAGGACTTCGTCGACGGCGACCGCATCGACGCGGACGCGATCGGCGA